ATGGCACGAACCCCGATAGAGAGGAAATCCGGGGTAGCCATCGAGATGTTCGGCATGGACGACTTCCTGCGGGATCTGCGACGCGCACCTGCGGAAACCCGCAGGGCGGTAAGCCACGGCTCGAGGGAGATTGCTAAAACGGTGCTGGTGCAGATGAAACTACGCAGCCGAACAGTTTTCCACGCCGCCCAGTACCAGACGATCGTCCCGTCGCTGAAAACGCCGGTCGGGCCAGTTCCGAAGATACAAGGCGGCGGTGCCAGCCCGAAGGCTGCCGTGTCCCGCCGCAAGAACAGGCCGGCCCCCGGCGCAATCTTTTTCGGTGTCGAGTTCGGCGGCGGCCGCAAGTCGACCACCCGCCAGTTCCCCCACCATCGCGGCCGTAAGGGTTACGTCCTTTATCCGACGATCATCAAAATGCGGGGATTCATCCAGAAGGAATATACGAAACAGATCGAGGACGTTCTGAAAGGATTGGCCCGCTAATGGCAGTAAGGACGTTCACGGCGAACTTCGTTGGGCGCACGACCAACCTCGAGAAGTCGTTCAAGCGGGTTGCCAAGGGTTCGTCGTTGATGAGCGACAAGCTGATGAAGGCGACGCGTATGGCCGGCATCGGGTTCGGCGCGCTCGCCGGTGTCGCTGTCGGTGCGGCTGCGGCCCTGAAACCGATGATCGACAAAGCCGCGTCGATGGAAGAATCCCTGAGCAAGAACCGCGTAGTTTTCGGCGAATCGTCGAAAGCGATCGAAGCTTTCGCGGAAACGTCGCTGCATAGTTTCGGCGTCACCGAACGCGCCGCCCTGGAAGCCACCGGCGTGATCGGGACGCTCGGCACCGCTATGGGGATGACCGCCTCCGATTCGGCTGAAATGGCGACGACGCTGGTCGGCCTCGCCGGCGACATGTCGTCGTTCAATGACGCGTCTGTCGAGGAAACGCTGACAGCGATCCAGGCCGGCCTCCGCGGCGAGGCTGAACCGTTGCGCCGGTTCGGTGTGCTGCTCGACGCTGCCACCCTGAAAGCCAAGGCGCTCGAACAGGGGATCATCACCAGCACGAAGGACGCGCTGACGCCGCAGCAGAAGGCGCTGGCCGCCTACGCGGTGATCCTGGAGCAGACGACCGTCCAGATGGGCGATTTTGAGCGGACAGCCGATTCGGCCACGAACCAGTCGAAGCTTCTCGCCGGCGAATGGGACGCTATCCAGACACAGATCGGCACCGCGCTGCTGCCGGCGTTCACAGCCGTCGTTACACACCTAAACGACGAAGTGATGCCGTCGCTCCGCGAGTTCTTCGAGGATCCTGGGTGGGCGGCCCTGGGCGAGCTGGCCGGCGAAGCAATCACCTCCGAGTTCTCTAAAAAAACGGTAGCCGTGTTCGAGGACGGCACATCATGGTTTATAAATCCGATCGGTTCAGCCATCCAGACAGGTATACCGGTTATTGGCAACTACTTCTTCGGAGCCGGCACCGATGCCCGAACGTCGTTTCAGCGCGGCATCGACGCCGCCGAGGGCAGTGAACTGGGGCGACTGAACCCGGACTGGGATCGCGGCGACTGGGAAACAGCCGGTAGCGCCGCCGGCGCGGTGTTCTACGGTGCCGCCGGCGCAATGGTCCCGTCGCCCCTGATCCCGCCGGGTGCCGGCGTCGTGCCGCCCGCTGGGCCGCCCATCTTCGGGCCGCCAGGAACGCCTCCTGGCGCGGGCGGTGGCTTCGTGCCGCCGGCCGGTCCTCCGACGGGTGGGCCACCCGGCACATATTCGGAGTTCTCGCCGCCATCGTTCACGACCGGCGACGAGCTGGACGCGTTCTACGCGACGCTGGGGATCACACCGTCGACACCGCCGGCAGGGTCGGGCCATCCCGCCGGCCCGACGGTCAACGTCGTCGTCAACGGTGTCGTGTCCGGTCAGGAAGTGGTCGACGCGATCGGTAAATACGTCGACGGCAACGGCCCGCTCCCGCCGCACTGGCAGCAGGGCGCCAACTAGCCGATGGCCTCGCCGACGTTCCTGGTGCAAATACACCTCGACGGGTCGTTCCGCGACGTCACCGCCGACGTTCGCGCCATCAACATCAACGTCGGCCGCCAACGCGTCCTCGACACGTTCACGGCCGGCACCGCCCGCATCGCCCTGAACAACGACGACGCGAAATACGGCCCCCTGTCGGGCGGCACCTACTCCGACGCCCAGTGGATAAACAGCGAAGTTCGCGTCCTCGTCTACCTCAACTCGGCGGCGCAACCGACACCGCTGTTCCGCGGCCTGTGCGACGACATCGACGTCGTGTTCCCCGACTCGAAAAGCAGCGTTCTCCAGGTCAAGGCCAGCGACGGCCTGTCGAAGCTGGCCCGCACCGAGCTGGTCGACGACATCAACGGCGTGACCGGTAACGCGACGTTCGCCGAGCAGGTCGGTTCGGCGCGCTTCACCGCCGTGCTGGACAACGCCCAGGTCGACTACCCGGACGAATCCAGCCCTGTGGACCGCGCTGTGGACACCTCGGAGGTGACGATGGCGGCCGAAACTGTGGCGCGCCTCCAAACGTCGACGTACCTGGCGCGCCTCGCCCAGTCCGAGGACGGCGCCATCTACTGCCGGCACGGCATCCCCGGCGGCGCCGCGGCGGCGTCGACGTACCGCGGGAACGTCCTCACCTACAAGAAACGGTTCGCGTCGTCCACGGCGACCGGGTTGACGTTCGGCGGCACATCTGGCGCCGAATCACAGCGCCCCGACTTCACGAAAACGACTGTGCAGTTCGGCAGCGAGCTGCTCTACACCAGGGGGATCTACGCCGGGTCGACCGGCGACGACCAGACCTACGACGAGAACGTCATCGGTCAGCCCGCCTACGGCATCAGAACCATCGTGCGCCGCAACCTGTTGAACCTGAACAACGCCGACGTTCTGGCGGCCTGCAAGAACTTCGTGGCCCTGCATTCGACGCCGGTGCTAAGGATTTCGTCGATGGACTGCAAGCCGCGCGCCATGACCGACGCGCAGGCCGAAAAGGTGGCGAAGCTCGGCGTGTGGGACGGCGTGTCGATCCAGTTCCAACCGGCCGGCGCCAGCGTCGCCCTCCTGGAAACGGTCCGGATCGAAGGCGTCAGGCACGACATCACACCGGGCGACTGGACGATGCGCCTCACGACGTCGGGTTCCGGCGCTTCGCAGTTCTTTATCCTAGATTCGACGATCGACGGGCTGCTCGACGAGAACAAGCTCGCCCCATAGGAGACAAACATGGCCCAGCAGACTTTCGCCGGGGTGCCGGCAGCGTTCACAGCCGGCGAGGTGCTGTCCAGCGCCGACCAGAACCTGCTACGGAACTACCTGATAGCACAGATCAAGGAGGGCCAGACCGGCGACACCGGCGAGGTACTCCCCATGATCATGGACCTGACGAATAACCGGATCGTGCTGGACAGCGGCGGCCTCGAGTTTTCCGACGGGTCGACGCAGACCGTCGCCGCGAGTTCCGACCCGGCCGACATGAACCTCATCGTCGGCCTCGAAATGTTCCTCTAGGGAGAACCCACCATGGCTACCTATTCCAAAGAACTCCTGTCGGCGTCGACCAACGGCAAGGGCATCCTCGTCGCGGCGACCGCGACCGCCGGCACGCTCATACACACCGCCGTTTCGGGTACGACCGACCTCGAGGAGGTGTGGCTGTACGCCGTGAACGCCCACAGCGCCGACATCAAGCTGACGCTCGAATGGGGCGAAGCGACCGAACCGACCGGCAACATCGAACAGACCGTCCCGACAGAATCGGGCCTAATGCTGCTCGTCCCAGGGCTGCTTCTCCAGAACGGCTTGACGATCAAAGCGTTCGCCGGCACAGCGAACGAGGTCGTCATTCACGGCTACGTGAACAAGATCGACAAGTGAGCCTCCGGTATGGGGCGCGCAGCCGCCCCGCGACGATGGTTTCGACCTGGCTGAACGGCCTCGACGGTTCGACCGTGCAGCATTCGGGCTACTTCTGCAGCGGCGGCGCGTTCACGACGGTAAACAGGTTCACGTTCGTCGACGATGCCAGGTCGACGCTCGCCACCGGCCTGTCGGCGAACAGCGACTCAGGCGCAGGCATGGCCGATAGCAACGTCGCCGGCTATGTCGCCATCGGCGTCGAGGGTGCGGGCCGGGTCGACACGGTCGACAAGTTCGCGGCGTCCACCGACGCACGGTCGACGCTCGGCAACGGCCTGTCGGCCGCCAGGTACAGCGAAGGCGCTATGGCGAACAGTGGGACCGCCGGCTACTTCGGCGGCGGGAAGGAAGCGGCGAACGTGTCGACGGTCGACAAGTTCGCCTTTCCCGGCGATGGCCGCACGACGCTCGGCACGGGCCTGTCGATAGCGAGACAGTGGCTGTCGGGCATGGCGAACTCCGGGACCGCCGGCTATTTCGGCGGCGGGTACCCGCCTGTGCGATCCACGGTCGACAAGTTCGCGTTCTCCGACGATTCACGGTCGACGCTCGGCACGGGCCTGTCGGCGGCTAGGTCCAGCGCGGCCGCTATGGCGAACAGCGGCACCGCCGGCTACTTCTGCGGCGGCTGGACCGGCTCGAACGTAAACACGGTGGACAAGTTCGCTTTCTCGGACGATTCGCGCACCACGCTCGGCACGGGACTGTCGTATGACGGCAACGGACCGGGCGGCATGGCGAACTCCGGGACCGCCGGCTACGTCGGCGGCGGCGACGACGGCGGCAACGTCACCACGGTCGACAAGTTCGCGTTCTCCGACGATTCACGCACCACGCTTTCCACGGGCCTGTCGTTCGCCCCGTACAGCCCAGCCGCGTTCGCCAACTGTGCCGCCCTGTAATGCAACTCGACGACGCGATACGGGAAGTCCAGCAGCCGCGAAGCCGGTACCAGCTGATCCATTTTGTGATTGGCCAGCACGACACCCCGGAGATGAGGTTCTACCAGCTGATGCTCGAGATCCAGGACACGGCCTACAAGCTGCGGATGGCCGAACTGAGCGTCCGAAAAGCCGAGGTGGAGATCACCCGCCTGCTGGCAACCGGCGACGAGATCGACGCTATAGAAGCCGAAGAAAAGCGGGTTGGACTCGAACAGACCCGCATCGTGATGGGCGGCGCGCTGCGCGAAATGGCGGTACTGGAGGACATCTTCGACAGCAGCCAGCACTACACCCGCGACGAGATCGAACACGCGCAACCCGAATACTGGGAGAAGCGGCTGACCAGGCAGACTGAACTCCAGATCCTGTCGGGCAGCGTCGGATGGGCGCAGCTCGATTCGATGCGGCAGATCGGGCTACTCGACGAACTAATGGCGGCCCGCGAGGCCCGACAAGCTGACCCGGCGATGGAGTTGCCGACATGACGTATCTGAAGTGGAAACTATCGGAGGGAACCTGGGGGACAGGCCCGGAGGGAACCATCGCGGACCGCGGCGGCGACGCCGAGGCGAGCTGGGCGGTCGACGCCGACGGCTACCGCGTCGGCTACCTGATCCAGACCGCCGACCTGGCCGGCCTCGAGGTGTGGGACGTCACAGAGATAACCGAAGCCGAGGCGCTGACGTTCTGCCGGCAGCTGTGGGCCGACGCCGAGGTGCAGGACGATGGCCTGATTACCGGGCCGCCGCCGCCGACATGACGTACACCGGCTATCAGCACGACCTCGACTACCTCGAACAGTTCAAGGACGACGGCGACGAGAACGTCCAGCTGCTCGAACCGCTGCTCGCTTTTCGCCTGAGTCGCGCTTATAGGCGCTCAGACGTCCTCCGCGCCCACCTGCGCATAGAGTCCGCTGGGCGCCCCCGAAGCGAACAGGAACACCTCTACGCGGGTTACAAGGCCGGCAAGCCGGGCTACAACATGGCGGCCAACCCTGACCGGATCATAGGGACCAGGGGCGGGTTCACGTTCCGCGGTTCGTGGCACATGGCGCAGGAGGACGGCTACGTCTACGCCGTCGACCTGACCCACCACTGGAAGCTCGACTGGGACGACGTCCACGACCTGCTCCGCGCCAACGGGCTGCACACGACCGTCCCGAAAGAACCCTGGCACCACCAAGCCACGACCATTAGAGGGCCGTTCCCGGGACCATTCCCGGACGGCACGACAACGGAGGATGAGTTGACACCAGAACTAGAAGAAAAACTCGATGGCCTGGCCACATGGGTTTTCAACGGGACCACCATGATCCTGAAACGGCTCGACGAACTCGAACAACAGGTCGCAGCGACGAAAGGCGACGACGAATGAAGGCTTACCTCGACCTCCTGGAACGCTGCGCCATGACATGGGTGCAGTCGTTCGCCGCTCTGCTTCTCGCCAGCTCGGCAGGCATCGACCTGTCGGTTAGCACCGTTCAGGCTGCTGCCGCATCCGGCCTCGCCGCTGTTCTGGCGCTCGCGAAAGGCTTCGCCGCGCAGAAACTCGTCGGCGACAAGTCGCCATCGCTGGTGAAGTGAGCGACGAGCCGGCCGCCGAGGCGACCAGCTGGAAGCAGTGGAAACTCCCGCAGCTCAACCTCGGCACCCTTGTTTCGGTGCTCATCGCTGTCGGCTTCATCACCTGGCAGGGCCTGATGATCCGCGCCCAGATCGACGACAACTCGCAGGCGGTCGGCGACATGGCGTACGCCGTGGAGGAGCTGGCCGGCGCGGTGTCGCTGGCTAACGAGCTGGACACGCGAACCAGCCAGATGTTCTCCGAGATCGAGAACCTGCGCGTCCAGTACCAGGACCAGGCGTACGCGTGGGCTGAGATCAGCACGAACACCGAACGCGTCGACCAGGTGCGCCTAGACCTCGACGACGTCCAGTGGCAGCTCGACGACATCCTCGTCAGGGCCGGCGAGTTCTATGCGATCTATGACAGCGTTTCGAACCTCGAATGGAAAACCGACGAGCTGGAACGCCGCTTCGCTGAGATGGTCGGCGGCGACAACGCCGAGGTCGACATCACCTGGCAGGTAACCGACCTCGTCAGGCAGGTCGCCGAGATCCAGGGCCGCCAGAACGCCGGCGTCGACATCGAATGGAAGCTCGAGGATCTCGAGAACGGCCTGGACTGGCAGATCGACGAGCTGACCCGGCAGGTGACCGAACTGCGGGTCCGTATGGACAGCGGCGGCGGCATCGAACAGTGGCAGATCGACGACCTGTGGAACCACGGTCACGACGTATGGGGCCGCACCGAGGATCTCTACGGCCGGTCCGACGAGATGTGGGACATGCTCTGGCGCCTCTGGTCGGCGCTGGAAACCCGCTCCTGGAGCCACGACTACCTCTACAACTAGAACTAGGGCGAACCCATGTCGAAGATGACCAAGCTGATCGCAGCCGTGACCGGCCTCCTGGTCGCCGTTGGCACCCTCGTCGGGACCATCAGCATGACGATCGGTAAGGGGCCGGAACCCGCGTCCGGCGGCATCACCATCGTGCTGAACAGCCCGGAGGCTTACGCCGACTTCATAGAGAACCACCCCAGCGGCGGCTAGACCCGGCCGCCATGACAGGCCCGCCCGAAAGGGCGGGTCTGTCGCCGTTTTCGGGGTATGGCCGAAACGGGTCGGCCCGTGATGTAACGTCCGCGGAAACATTAGGGGGGCACTAATGCAAACACGGACGCTTGACGACATGGCGACGGGCGCTACACGCGCGCCGACCCTGTGGGACCAGACCGGAGGCCCGGTTTCCGATGCACACCCGCTGACCAGCCACCGCGCCGCCTCGACGGTCCGGTCCGGTTCTCAGAAAGCACAGATACTGCTCGCCATGTACGCGGTGTGGCCCGACGGCGGGTACACCGGCTACGACCTGGCGACCAGCGGCCTCGTCGTGAACGGTGCCGGCAACCCGATCTCGGCGAACCAGACCTGCACGCGGCTCGGCGAGCTACGCGACAGCGGCCTCGTCGAACTCAAACGCGAGTTCCACGGCGGCCCCGTCGTCGAAACCGAAACCAGCCCCGGCAACAGCGGGCAGGTCCACCGGCTCACCGCTTACGGCGTCACCGCCACCGTCGCCCTCGCCGCCGCCGACCGTCGACAGGTCGCCTGATGGACATCGTCCGAGTCGCCGACAAGCTCGCCGCGTTCCGAGCCGACTATCCCGCCGCCGAGTACGGGCTGCACCAGTCGTTCACCGAGGACCAGGTCGGCGACGTAGCCCGCGTCGTCGGCTGCTGCGAAGTCGTCGAGATCGCCACGCACAGGATCCTCGCCCGCGCGTATGGCACACGGGCGCTACGTGCGCCGATACCCGGCGCTCAGGGCGCACGCGACACCCGCGACCCGGACCGCGCCATGACCCAGGCTCTGGGCCGCGCCCTCGGGCTGATGGGTTACGCCGACGGTTCCGGCATCGAGGGCGACACTGACGAACCCGACCAGACCGGCGTCACCGCCGCCGCCCCGCCTGCGCCTCCGATGTCGCCGGCCGCCGTAGCGAAGCTTCACCTGGCCGGCACCCCGCCGGAGGCGCCGGCAGTGACACCGCCAGACCCGGTGTCGACCGAAGCCATGAAGGAAATGCTGAACAGCCTCGACCCGAAGACGCGAGGCGTTCTGAAAGCGAAACTGACCGCGCAGGGCTACGCGCTGCCGCTTCCGGGCATGCTCGCCCGAAACCTGTACGACAAGCTCGACGCGATCCTGCCGGAACTCATCAAGGAACTGGTCGGCGATGCCGCGCCCACCGCGAACTGACGCCGTATCGGGTCTGGTCACCGAAGCGTCATGGCAAGCCACCGTCGTCGAAGCCGCAGACCTGTTCGGCTGGTACGTGTACCACAACCCCGATTCGCGGCGCAGCAACGCGGGTTTCCCCGACCTGGTGCTGATCCGGCCGCCGCGCGTCATGTTCCTGGAGCTGAAACGCGAAACCGGGCGCCTGTCGCCGACACAGCGCGACATCGTCGGCGCCCTGGAGAACTGCCCCGGCGTCGAGGTTCACGTAGCGCGGCCCTCCGACTGGGAACAGGTCTGTTCGTGGCTGTCATAGCGGTCGCGTGCGATGCGAAACAACTCGGCGACGACGCCGCCACCGTGCGCCGCGTCGCCCATGATCGGGTGCTGGCCGCGACGCCTCCGGCGACCACGGCAAGCCCGCCGGACCCTACGGCCCGGCCAGCGCCCACCCCTGTGGATGGTGAGGCCGTGCCGATCGGGGGAACGGTTACGGCCGCACCATCCACGCCCGTCGATTCGCTGCTCGTCATGTTCCGCGACGAGATCGAAGCATGGCGCCCAGACGTCGCAACCTGGTTTCGGAGCGTCGACGTCGGCCGTGTCCTCCACATCATCGACTGTGAATCCGATGGCCTGTGGGACGCCGAGAACCCGAATCGGGCCGCTAACGGCATGTACGCGAAAGGGTTGATGCAGCACCTCGACGGGTACTGGCCGTCCCGCGCCGCCAAAGCCAACGCGGCCGGCTACCGAAACGGCGGCGACATTTGGAACCCGATCGACCAGCTCGCCGTTTCGGCCTGGCTCGCATACAACACGCCGCAAGGCTTCGACCATTGGAGTTGCAACCCGTGAAACGCCTACTAGCCCTGACGATCATCGCCGCGTCGTTCGCCGTGGCCGGCACCGCCACCGCCGCCGGTCAGTACCTGCACATAACGACCGACGAGAACTACCTGGCCGACGACGGCACGATCCTCGCCGACCCGTACGGCGTAGGGGAGGGCGCCGGCGCGTCGCACGCGTCGATCCTGTACTGGGGGCCACAGGCCAACGGTGACGACCACTACGTCCTAGAGAAGGCCGGGTGGCCGTACACCCGAACGCTGGCCGCCGTCGCCGCAGCGTTTCCATGCGTCCCTAATCGGCGCTGTTTCGACCATGACGCCGCCGCGCAGCTGCTCGCCAACGGTTTGACCTGGAGCGCCCTCGACGGGCTGTACGAGCAACGGTGAGCCGCTGCCAGACCTGTAACGACGTCGGCATTACCGGGCCGCCCCATGACCGCCGGCTGTGCGAGGACTGTGAACTGGACTTCACAGACTACGGCGACCACCTGACCCACCCGCCGCGCAACCAGTGCCCGCTGTGCGGCGCGTCATCGGGCTGCGACTGCAAATGACCCTGTTTACCGTCGTGCATCACGCCGAGCTAGCCGCCGTAACCGATGACCTGTCGTGGCAGGCCCGCGGCCTGTTCCTGGAGTTGCTCCTGGCCGCCGACTACGCGACCGGGATGGTGCCGGCCACCAGCCGCGAACAGGTCCGCGTGTGGACGGGCCGTTCCTGGTCTGCGACAGCGAACCACCTCGACGAACTCGGAAAAGCCGGTTTGATTGTCGAATCTGCGGCCGGCATCGAGGAAACGGTTTATCCACAGATCAGCGACCCTCGCGGTAACCGCGAGACGCTTCGCGCTCACCGCGAACAGCTCGCGCTCACCGCGAAAAGCCTC